ACATTCGTGCCACTTGCTTGAGCCGTAAAGCCCCTTGATGGACTGACGACTCTACTCGTTGATGCGTCGTATAGGTAGAGAAAATTGTAGGTTTGATTGATGAACTGCGTGACTTGTCCAAAGTCCAATTTAACCGTTACGTTCCATCGGGTTGGTAGTGCAGGGAGTTGTAGAGTGCTTGTGCCTGTGTTCCAATAGCCGGGGCGGTCATAGTAAGGACTTGAGTCGTCGGCAAAGTTCAGGTAACCGCTAAAGGTCCCTGAAAAGTTTTGACCGCTCGTACTTGCAGCAAAAATGTTTGACCCGGACAGGTTTACCGATAATTGCCCGGCAGCGTAAGGCATGACCAATTTACCGAACCGCTCGGAATTAAAGAACTCCGAGGTGTACCGATACCCTGCCTGTGCGAATATCAAGTCCACCATCTTCTTGACGTAGATGCTTGGGGTCATCTTCCAGTAAGGAACTGAAAACCATCCCTGCGTTGTAGCGTCCGTATAGCCGTAGTTGTCAACCAAGCCGTAAACGTAACCGCTTGCACCCGATGCGGTCCAAGTCGCAGAAACATGGGCCGAGGTCAGCGTGTGATTCATACCGGTAACGCCGGCAGTTGTCGCAAGGAGGTTGCCCTCAATGGACTTGAACAGGCTTACGTCGTCTGAGAACAGGCCCACCTCGTAGGTTACCTCGCCCCGGATTTTGGACATAGAAATCAGTTGCAGGACTCCGCTGAACACTTGAACCCCATCCTCCCACATCGCAGCACGAATCTTCTTGTTCGGTTGGAATCCACCGACAAAGGACTGAATGTTGTAGGCATGACCAAAGCAGTCCCGATTTGTTGTCGTATTAGGCAACGTGATGGTCTTGGAGAACGACCCCCTCCGCTTGGTTATGTCGGCAATGTCCTCTACGCTAAACGTGAGGGCAATGTCAATCTCGCCCATGGTGTCGAGGACGTAGGGAACCTCTGCGTTTGATTCGTTGAGAGGGTAGGCGATGAGGGTTACGCTCATAGGATGTTGTTCTTGTAAGCCACGGCAACCTCGACCTGCAACTGCGTGAGGCGGTCGTTCCTTCGGGTCGTGAATTGGTAAGTGTTGGCGTTGACGATGGCTTCGACGAGTTGCCCATCCAGTTCAAGCCATACCTGCCCCGACCTGACCATCTCAATAAGCCAAGCAGATTCAGCATCGGTCAGCCAATCGGAGTTGAGTGCGTAAACGTAATCGAACTCCCCAGCCCAAACCTTGTCGTAGGTGGTGGTCGCATAAACATCCGAGTTGTAGCCGAACGTCTGCCGGGTAATGTTGGCCCTCTTGCGGTTCTTCAGCGTAAAGACATACGCATCAAGCCCGCCCCACTTGTTTTGGAAGTGAACCGGGATGGAGTTGAATCGCTCACAGGAACCCTTGATGTAGGTGTATTCTTGCCCGAAGTTGTCGTAGTTGTCCTCGTATAGTTCGTTGAATCGTTCCTCCAAGCAGAATGAACTTTCGGCTGGGTCGGCTCCATCCGCATCGCAGCGTTGGTTGAAGTCGTTCCAAGCGGAGTCCCCGAAGGCAATGGTGTAGTATTCGCCTTCATCGGACGGGAATAGGTACTCACCGCTGAACCCGTCGCTGGCTTGACCCGAAGTCAATGCCCGGACGTTGCTTGGCCCTGCACCAAAGCGGACGACTTGCTGCACCGCTGGTTGGCCGTTGTTGACCGTGTAAACCCGTGTAAGCGTCCCCGCAGCCGTGTAATACCGAATGAGGGCTTTATCAAAGTTGGCCGTTGTGGTTCCCTTGCCTTGAACGAGCCACCTCGCCTCGGTGTTGGAATGCCACACGAATCGGGTCGGGGTGGTCAAAGCCAAACTACCCAAAAGCGTACCCGAAGGGAATCGAGTCGCAGAATTGTAGGATTGGAACTCCAACTGCTCCAAGTTCCCTGCAAACCCCATGACCCCGCTGACGGTGGTTACGGTCCCCGTCTGCACGGCAGGAGTGTTCCCGTATTCCTCCATGAAGTCGAGCCTGTAACCCGAATAATACCCGGCATGATCCACGAAACCCGTTTGGGTCAGCGATGGCTTGGTCGGTGCAATCAGCGTTTCCACAACCTTGGCAACGTCGAAAAAACCGAAGTTGGTGCTGGGCAGTTTGTCGCACTTTAACCGGGCGTATGTACTCCCTGCATTGTCTTTTACATCGCAGACGTAGCGGTAATTAGGCTGAGCTATTTGGTCGCTGCTGACCTTGAAGAGCATCTTGTTGTAAACGGGGGTTGCTACTTGGGGCGACCCTGAAAGGACTGTTACTGCCATTTTATAGTTTGGTTGCTACGCTTATGGATTTGCCAAGGGTTTCAGCGATGGTGTTCACCAAAACGTCTATCATTTCGGGGGATAGGGCGTTAGACATGAAGTTCGTGGCCCGTGTTCCTCGCTGGAATACCCAATAGGCTACCGACCTGCCATCGACCAATCCCTGCTCCTGCTTGGTTCGCATCCGCTTGAGTTCACGGGAATAGGTCGGCACAACTGCTTTTTCCTTGTTGGCTATCCAGTCGGCCATTGCTTGGGCGGGTGGGAACTTGTCCCTGTATTGAAATGGCGACCTTGGGGCCTTTACGCTTGACGACTTGCCTCGCACCCCTTGGTCAACGTACTTCCAATAAGGGTTAGCCATGATAGCCACGACGATTTGCTTTGCGGATAGTTCGATGTCTTCGGGGGTGATGGATGCCGATAGCGTTCCCCCTGCATTTGCGTTGGCTGCTTCGAGGTTCTTCTTTGCAAGTTCAATGATCCGTTCAATCCACTTGACCAAGACATCGTGGGTTGGGGACTTGCCTCCACCCTTGGGTCCAACGATTGAACCAATACCCTCCAAGGCGGTTTGGTCGATGCCCTTCATCGAACCGCTACCAAACTTACCTACGGGTAGGCCATTGGCGAGAATGGTTGTTTCCATACGGGTAAATGTCCCCCGTGCTGGAATGTGTAGTCAGGACAGGAATCGAACCTGTGCGAGTACACGCCCTTTTAATTAACGGTTGTACCCTACGTATAGCGTCTGCCATTCCGCCACCTGACTGATGCAAATATACTACTTTCTTCTCGCTCTTTCAGCCTCCATCCTCTCGGCTTCCAAGATGTCGTGAATCAGGAGCGCATAATTGAGAAACTCCACCGCCTTCATCGCAAAGATGGCATCGAATTTCAGCACGTCCTTGTTTGCCATCCTCCAAACGACCATCAGCCAGCCGTAGCCGGCAAGAGGGCTTACGTCAACTCCCCTGCCTTCGTCATCAGGTGCTTGGAATAGTCGCTCAAAACTTTCAAGTAGGGTTCGGAACTTAACAAAAAAAAACTGACAACGCCCCAAACATCGCCCACCTTGGCGTGCTTCTTCATCAGTTCGGCTCGCTCGGCATGGGCAGCCCCGTCGTACTTTTTCGGGAAGAATCCGAATAGACCGCCCTCCCGGCACAAGGTCGCCATGATTCGGTGGAGGTTCTGCAGGAGTTGTTTCTCGTCCGTCGTGTTTGCGTCCATTAACTCTATCAACTGCCCAGCGGTCAACTCGTCCGTGAAGACCGTTGGAATCCACCACTTGCCCCCTGCTTTGAACTTTCGCTTGTACCCAAGGGCAGGCAATGCGTTCCACTCGCTGATAATGGCCTTGTAACGCTTTAGGACGCTCTTGGCGGACATCTCTCGGACAAGTGATATATCGACCCCCTCAACGATCGCGACGACCCCTGCGCGCTTGTCATAGTCGCCAAGGACGCTGGAGAACTCAATGGCCCCGATGCGCTGGAACTGGTCGATGGTGAGGTCTTGGAGTTTCATAGCCATAATTTGGGTCTTGAGTTGCAACGAATTTCGGGGACAACAACCATAGGCAGGTCGTTAAGCAGGGCAAGGTTGGTCAGGATGCTTTGGTCGTGCCTGTGGTCAATAAACGATGGATGGTTCGGGTATTCGCTTGGGTCGTCATTCACGGCCTTGTCAACGTGCAGCCACTTGGACCACTCGTACATGAGGTCAATCGTGAAGTCGGTCTTGCGTAAGCCAAGGAACCCCGCCTCTATCTGCATCGGCTTCTCGTTAAAGAACTGAAGGCAGTCCATCAAAGCGTAGCAGTCGCCCTTGGTGTAACTTATATGGTTGTGAAAGTTTTGATGCAACAGGATGGGGTTGTCTTGTAGGTACTGCTTGGCAAACTCAAAGCAGCCATCCCCGTGCAGGTCTTGGGCATCCAAGTAAAGCAGGGCTTCGTCCTCCTGCAAGTCAAAGAGAGCGTCAAGGATGATTTGAGGCTTCCACCTCCACCAGTTATTGCCCCTGCCTTCACGTTTTTCGTCCTCGGTCGTTGTAATCGGGAAAGGGTACTGATTAGCCTGCGCCCTCGCTGCTGGAAGGTACTCACTCGTTGCGTAGTTGACCCCGACTAAGTACATCTCAGAACCCGTGAGAGTTAGCGAAGGCGTGCTTGAATGCAGCCACGTTGTAAGGGATGTCAGCGAATCGCTGCGAGTATGCTCGTTCTAAAATGTGGCCGACGTGGGGAATAGCGACCAACTTTTGCTCAATGCAAGCGATGGTTAGGTCAAGGTAGGAATCGTCCCAAGTCAGCGTGTAGTTGGAAGTTACAGGCACGACGGGTTGATAGAACTCCTTTGCACCCCTTCCAGTCAGTTGCTTGATGTGTGGCTCGTAGTTATCGCCACACGACCAGTAAGGCACAACATCCACAGGGACTCGGAAATAGGCGCAGTAAGCCCGTTGGTCAAAGTCGCCTGTCTTGGTGAGGTCGTACTCAAAGAGGTTCACGACATCTCCGTTCTTGATGTAGCCGTTCTTGGCTAAAGCGTACCATCCAGTCCAAGCAACGAGGTTGCGATGGCTCTCAATGTTGTCTGTTTCGTCCCTTGCAACGATATGGTCAAGGCCAGCCATGCCGTCGAAGTCCTTGAACCCAAGCATGACCCAAGTGTAGGGAAAGAAGTCCTTGAACCTTCCCTCGGCTTCGCATTGCTTCACGATGTCCGTATCGTGGCAGAAGATGTAAGTTTTTGCCTTCATTTCTTGTAGAGGGTTAAAAGCATCCGACCCCTTTGGTCCGTTGACCCCTTGGCTTCGTGTGGCTGCAGTTGGCTTGTGAGGTTGACCATCGTCAGCAGTTCGGCATCGTGGATGACCATCGTCCCACCGGGGTTGAGGGCTTTGTTGAACAAGGCAACCATTTCGGGAATCATGCCGTCCCCGTGGTCGGAATCGTGAAAGATGAAGTCAAAAGTCCTGACCTCTTGCAGGGCCATGTGGCTCGGTTGGTTGTTCCACTCCACATTGAACTGCGATAGGAGTGCTTTGCGCTTATCCTCAACCGTTGTATCGGTGTCGTAAACCACCACGTCAAGCCCGGCCAAGGCGATAGCGAGCGTCGAGTGTCCGAGGTAGGAACCGAGTTCTAAAGCGTGGCCTCCCTTGTGCTTCTTGGCTTCCTCGTAGATTTCAATGATGTGGTCCACCGCAGTCGTGTAGATGTGTGAGTAGTCCAAGGCTTTAAGTTGGTCAATGTGTTTTTTCATGTTAGAAGGTTATGACAAAGCGTTCGGGCGAAGGCCAGCCGGGGTTGGAGTCAAAGACCTTGGTGTCGGGTTTCTTACCAATCCAATGCTCGGCTTGATAGCGTTGCTCTCGTTTCGGCTCACCGAGTTCCTTGATGTGGGAGGACTTGGCCCACCAAAAGTTGCCCCCGAAGTATGGGTAGCCTTCGGGGTTGTTGTGATCAGCCATGTGTGGGAACTGCTCCTTGGTTATCCAATGGCATCCGACCACATCCACGCCTTCGAGCAATTGCATGGACCGCTCCCAAGCGACCACGTTGAAGAATACCATGGACCTGCCCCAAAGTTGGGTGGTCAAGGATGGATTCGCAGCCCCCTTCGTGTGGGCGTACAGGTAGACGGCTTCCTCTTCCTGACTTGCCCGGTACATTTCAGTCAGGGTCGCCTGCTCCCAAGCATTGGTCCGGGTAACCACGACCTTGACCTTATCGGCCACCATCGAGCTCTCCAGCACCTCCTTGACCGCTTTGCGTTGTTCGGGTGGACCGACAATGCCTACACGGATTTCGTCCAAGACGTTGATGAGGCCGTAATTGCAGACGGCCATCATGTGTTGATTCAGAATTAACTGCCAATTCCCCCCGCAGTAGATGTGGTAGTAGTGGATGACTTTCATAAGGTCCAAAGGAGGGTTAGAAGGGTGATGATGAAGAAAACGGCTGCAATCGTCTTGCCGATTTCGATGAGCAGGTCAAGGATGCGTTCGGGGTTCATGGGGCAAAGTTAAACAACAACATACTTCCCTGAGTTGCTTACTCTTAACTTGTTGAGTGCCACATACCGCATAGCGTCGCAGGCGTGGTTGAAGGAATCAATGGGGACCCCCGTGTTCTTGCCCTCCTTATCCGTAGCCCAAGTGTAGGACCGCAGTTCTTTAATCAGGTTTGTGCTATCCTTGGTAACCTGCAACTTGAACCTTTTGAGAATGTCTATCCCGTTCCTAACCGAGTCGGGGCCTTTTTCGGCAGGCTTGATGTTGAAACCAAGTCGGTAGATTTCTTCGATGCTCTTGGGTTCGGCAGAGTCCGCAACGATTTCCCAAGCCCTTGTGATGCCCAGCGACCGCAACTTGTCTGCGATGTCTTGGTTCGTGAGGCCCGTAGCGTAGAGCAGTTCTTGGATGAGCAGGCAGTCCCCTTGGCGGTAGATAGCGACCAAGGCCGTAGGGTCGTTGCTGAAGCCCCAGTCAAGCCCAAGGGCGACGAATTTCGCACGGCTGACATCGATACCCTCCACCACCTCGAAGTCCTCGTATATCGCACCCTGAAGCGTCCCGACCTGACCGAGGCCGTACACCTTCCACCAGTTCGCCCAATACGCAGATGTTTCGGCTTTCGTGCGGTTCAGTTCAATGTCCCTCCTAATCGTGTCGGGCAAAGCCTCGTTGTCCTGATAGGTCAGGATGAGCAGTTCGGAGTCGTCCTCACGCAAGACCTCGGTATGCGCCCAAAATTCGTGCGTCGGGTTGAAGTCAATGTAGAT